CGATAGGCGCATCCACAAAGGTGATAGCACGCAAAGCGGTGGCCATTGAAATCAAAGCCGCGCTGACAGCGGTGAGCGAACTCCAACCAGGCGCGATCAAAATCTTCGGTAAGAAGCCAAACTCTTGATAGCAGTCGCGGAAACCTTGCAAGCCAAGGCGCTTGCCAGTCAACGCTTCCACGCCGCCGATGATGCTGCCTGGCAATACGCCAGCGGGTGTCAAGTGCACCACAGGGTCGTACACGTTGCGCACAATCACCACGGTGGGCTTCTGGCTGAAAATGCGTTTCAACTCGCGCACCAGCGTCAAGCCGGCTGCTTCGGTGCCGAACTGGGCGATATCGGCGTACTTGGTGACCAAGATGTTTTGCTCAATCGCACCGGCATTGGCCGTGCCGATCAAGCCGATGACGGACGACTTGACCAGGCGCACCGGGCGTGGGCCATCGTTGATCTCAATCGTCTCTACGCCGTGTAAAAAATTTGCAGGCATGGTGTGAACTCCTTATTTCTTGCCAGCTTTAACAGCGGCGTCGGTTACCGCAAGGGCGGCGGGGGCGGTAGCGGCTTCGTCAACCGCCTTCAAGAAGCCCTTAGCTTCAAGGGTTTTCACCGCGTCGTTGTCTTCCGGCAACTCGGCCACTTCGCCGTGACGCAGCACCACGTCGAGCTGCTTGACCGGCACTTCTGCGGTAGTAGCCGTAGCGGCCACAGCGGCGGCAAGCACGACCGTGATGCCAGAATCGGGGCCTTTGTACACATACTTTTTCAGTTTCATGGGTTCTCCTAGGGGTAACTTGGTTGAAAGTGGCGGGGAAGGTTTAGGGGTAATCGCGCGGTATTGGCACGGGCGGGACGTAGGGCGTAAAAGCTGCTTCAGGGTCTGGCAGCACCGTGGTACTGTCGCCTAGGCGCTCACCAGCGCCCACGTAGCCCATCGTGTTGAGCGTGCTGTCACCGGCCATCCACGGTTCGTCAGATTCGGCAATATCAAGCACCGTCATGAGGGGCACGGTCAATTGAATGGTGTAGCCCCACACGCCCTCGACATAGTCGTCAAACGCGTCTTTTTTAACTTTGGTCACGCCCGATGCCACCGGCACGCGCCAGCCCATCAAGGCTTTGCGGCAGGTATCCAGCAGGTCATACGCCCCCGTGCCCAGCTCCGCGCCTTGCGGTGGCTGGTGCTCGCGCAGGGTACGCGCCAAAATGCCAATCTCGTAAGAAGCCTCTTGCTCAACGCGCTGCCCCGCCATTGCAGAGTGGTCGTCATCGGTCAGGCCACGGTAGATCACCATGCACGCGCCCACGGGGTGCTGCATCTTGAACGTGCGTGGGTCGCTAGGCCATGCCAGCACATCCACGATCGGGTGCGGCTTACCAGGCGTGGTGAACGCCTCAGCCAAGCGGGCCACCAGTGCCGCTTCGACTTGTTGAATCACGCTGGCCATTAACGACGACTCCGCGCAAACGGGCTCAGGTTTTCAGCGCCAAAATCAGCCGAACCAGCCGACAAGGCGGCGTCATCGCCCAGTGTGGAAACGCCGGGTACAAGCAATGCACCGGGAATTTGTATTTCGCCCTTGGCCATCATGCGCAGGGTCTTCAAGGTGTCTTCGTAGCGGTGGCGGGCGTCTTTCACGTCATCCGCCGGGCGCAGCGTCTGCAGGCGGTAGATGGCAATGTCACAGCTCAAGCGTTTTAAAACCATTGGCGTGGCCAGCAGCGCCGCCACAAAAGGCACCAGGGGGTCTAATGCGCTTGCTGCAAGCGTTTGCAGGGGTAGCTGGTATCTTTGCCCCAAGTGGCTGTCGATCTCGCTCTGTGCGTCGTCTAGGGCTTGCTTGGTGCGGTTGTCATCAATGCTTTGCGCCTGCGGGTCGGTGACCATGCGCAAATCACGCTCGCTGTAGCGCGACTCAAGGTCGGCTTGCGTGGCGTAGGGTGTGGCAGTGAGTGCAGGCATACCGCTACTGTCGCGGTATTGCCCTCTGTGGGACAGTAAAGAGCTTTAGATATTCACGGGCTCTTTACGGGTGTATTTACAGGCCTAAGCGATACGCTACGTTAACTCGCCAAATCACGCCCGGTGTCGCGGGACAAACAATCGTGGTGCTGGTGCCGATCGCAATCGTCGCCATACCCTGCCCGCCAAAGTCCATATCGCGAACCGTCTCCAAACCTTGCGCTTCAGCCGGCGCTGGGAAGTTGATAACAGGCGTACCGGGGATATTCGTTGATGTGACCAACACGGGTACAGTTCCTACCGTGAGCGCCAGGCCGTTGAATTTCGATACCTGCACAAAGTCAACGTAATGCCGCAATCCGGCAACGGCTGGTAAGGTAGCGGTAGCGGCCACGCCCACGGCCGCTGTCGCCGTCACCATCAAGGTTGCTGCGCGCTGGTCACGGGCGTACGGGCTAAGCGATTGAACAGAATCGCTATTAACCATCACATTCGCAGACCCTGCCACCCACCCCGCAAAACGGACTTTGATTTTTTTGAGCTGTCCACACGATACAACCACGGCTCGCTTGATCGACGCCGCGTTAACAGCTTCTAAAAACATCGGCTGTGCCGCCAAAGGAATCACGCCGCCACTGCAAAACGCGGGCAAGGGGTACATGGGTATTGGCTGGAATGTCGCGCCGTCAATACTGCCTTCAATAGCGTAGGTGGCATTTAAAGTGCCGCCCCCGCCGTCAAACTGTATAACTGCGCTTTCGTCGCCATTAACATCGAATTCAACCTGAGCGCCCAGAGAAGCCAGTGCCACAATGCCGGGTAGTGTGCGCATTTCTCGCACAGGAATAATAGCCTGGTCGGCGTTTTTAAAAGTACTCATTCTTTATCCGATCATGTAGTTAATGCCCACTTCGCCCAAAAAAGGCCCTGGGCAAGAAACGTTGAAATCAATCGACCCTGCTAGGGCGGTTGCCGTTACCGACCAATCGTCAATATCGTCTGCCTCGTTTTCTTCAGTACCTACTAAATTGGCGATAATTTTTGAGGCAGGCGTGACGCTGGCGGCAATCACGTTGACCGTGGTCATGCCGCCCCGTGAATATGGCAAAGTGAGCACGGCTTGGGCGATTGACGCGCCGCCACCGCCACCCGTCTTTGCATCAACCGCGTTGATCGCGGTCGTTAGCCTGGCAAGGGCGGCGGCGACGGAATCTTTTAGTGAAGCCATTACAAGCCCGCGTTGAGCCCTGCGTCAATCGCTGTCACGTAGTTCCAAGCGGGGTCGCCGATACCGATGTTGGCACAGGCTTGCGCCTGCTGCGGAACGGTGAATGTTTGCGCCGCTACAGCGCTGACCAAACCGGCGTCGGCCTGTGCGACCGCAGTAATGCGATTTGCCAGCTCCAGCAGCGTATCGTTGGCGCTGTCTGCGCCGTTCAAAATCGCGGTAATGGCTGCCGTGATTTGATTTTGAATCTTGGTGCTTGACCATGTCGTGCCGGCGGCTGTCGCGGCGTCGTTGATCGTGGCGAAGCCCGCAATCGACGCCTTGACCTCGTTCAGCGCGGCGACGACGCTCGTTTTGTCGGTCGTGGTCAGCGCTGTCAGTGTGCCAATGCGGGTGTTCAGCGCATTCGACGCGTTGACCAAGCGCAAAAGCGCGGCGGCAAGATTGGTTTGTTGTGTCATGGTTTACGTCCTCAGTTAAATAAAGTGGCGGCTACGAGCGAGTCCGCGTCAACAAACGGTTCCAGCTCACCGGGCAATCCACGCTCACCCCTAGCCCCCAGCGTGACAGACGAAAAATTCATCGTCATGGCTTCGCTGGGAGTGGAAAACTGCATCACGCCCACGCGCTCCTGCGCCAGTGCCAGGCTAAAACCTTGCTCGGGTGCGAGGGGGAGCTGCCAGCCGTCCATAGCAGGCTACGCGGGCACAGGGCCGACGCGTTTTTTAATCTCGATGCGCTCGGTTTGCGATGTCAGCACAAAGCCGTCAGACACGCGCTTTAACCCGACCTCGGTCTCGTACAGGCCTTCGGGCACAGCGGTTGTGTCTAAGAAAAAACGGGCAATGCCTGCGGGTGCGGTTTGTACCCACGTAAAGGCGAAAGGAATCACGGGCGCGCCATCCACGCCCACCAGCGCCATATGCCCAAAGCCCTGCCAGCCTGTCGCAGGCTGCGGGACTTTGTTTAAAAGCAGCGGGGCAACAAGAGCGATCGTGTCGCCCCGCTTGTAGGTCAACATGGCTTACTCTGCGGCCTCGTTCGCCGCGTCAGCAACTGGCGTATCCACGGCTTCAAGCAAGGGGTCGGCTTCTATCGCGTCGAGCTGGTCTTGCGACAAGTCATCAACCGGTAACTGCACGGGCACAGCGGTGAACACCATGCCGGCACGGCAGCGGCGTGCGACGCCTTGCTTGGTGCGCACCCAAATAGCGTCGGCATCGCTAACGGTTGCCGTTGCCGTTGGGGCGGCTACAGTGGCCGCTTCCGTGGCTTCAGCTTTAACCTCTGGCTTCACCGCAAGCGCTGCCACTTTGGCAGGCGCTGCGGCCGCTGGTTTAGTTGCGGCCTTCGTCATTACAGCACCCAAGGGGTTACGAGCGTTTCAACCAAGCCGGCGTTGACGTTGGTGTCGCCGCCGTTGATTTTGTCCGCGTTGGTGATCGCCAAGGCCGCTTCACGCAACGTTGGTGGCACAACCAGCACCGTGGCACGCAAGCCCATCACGCGGCCGCCGTCAGCAGTTTGGCTGGCCATTTGGGCGTATGCTGCCGCAAAGTTAGCCGGTGTCAAAGCCGCTTTTGATTTGAAAGCCATCTGCCAGAAGCCGAAGCCAACGTTGGAGCGGCTATCGACACCGAAGCGGTACTCATTGCTCAAGAACACCTTTTCATCGTCATCACGCGTCATCGCGGTGAACACGGGCGCTTTGCGTTCTTGATAAATCAGCGGCTTGATAGAGCGGCTCACGTCCATCAAGTACCAGGCAGCGCCTGCGCCGGCTTGCACGTTGCTGACCAAGGTCGGCAC